GTTCCGTGAGTGCTACAAGGCCTCGGAAGACCAGGCAACAGGCCCAGGGGCTTCAACCCGCCCCAACGGAAGATCCGAACTCGAACCGGATCACGTCGTCGGCCACACACTCGTTTTGAACACCCTTTTCCTTTTGTTTCCTCACACGGTGGAGCGACGCCCCGAAAGGCATCAAACCCCGTCCGCTCCGGAAACTCCGGATTTCACATACGATCCTTTGGATAGGCGATGATCCAGCACAATCGTCACAAACATGCTCGAACAGCACATCGTTCATTGCGGGTGGTTCTGACTCGGTCAGCGTCTCGCTTAATTTCCTTTTCCATCCATCTGCCAGAACTTTGAGGATATGATCCTCGGTGGATGGTTTTTCTCTCTTAATCGATTGTCGCACAGACTGGACTCTCGATTCTACATTCTTTTCGGTCGGAAATGCTCGAGGGGGAACATAACCTCTTGAACGTAGCCTGTCAACCCGCTCTTTTATGAGAGCCAATTCTTCCTCGCGAGATAAATCATACCCTACAGGCTTGGGTATTACGGGGAAAGGATTGGGGGGAGTTTGGTTCCCTGAAGGAACTGAGCAAAGGGCTGCACGGAGGGCTGGATCCCGAACGAGCGCGTTAAAGCGGTCGCAAGGGAGGGGACCCTTGAGTTTTTCCATTTGACATTTGAGCTTATCGCGGTTCCGTCTACATAAAAAGACAAAACCGTCCGTGCTAAGCGCGGATCGGTCGGCGAATCCGATCACGTCACGCTCACCCACGCCCATAAACAGGGCTCCACAATTTATTTTCTTTCTTTCGACGCAGTTAACGAACAGGGTGGAATTAATTTCTCCCTTCTCTGCGTGTACCATTGTTTTTGAGGTATTGACTACCAAACCCACGCATGTCCCATGCAGAACAATAGCGGGCAACAGCTCACCGGGTGCTGAGATTAAATCCCGGGTCAAAAGATCATCACCGTTGATGAGACAGCGATGACTCGTCCATTCCTTGAACGAGATTACCCCTTTGATGAGGAGGTCGTTTAGGGCCAGGTCAACAACCGTCTTATTTATAAGACAAAGTAACGGGAAGCTCATCAAGCTCCCCAATGGCTGCCCTGTGGTCGCGTAGGCACCGTCTATGCGCAAACGACCGACTACCCGAAGTGCGGACACCTCGTCGTCGCTTAACCCCTCTCCTTTGTCAATTAATACATCGATGGCCGCTCGAGCATATGCGGTTTTAATACGGTCAGTAGCGGATGAATAGTCCACACTGATATACTCGCGTCCATTAAGCGATGCGACTCTCTCACCGGTAGGGCTACCGACAAGAAGCCAACCCTTCCTCCTGAGGCTGTCATACAGTGAATGATGCAAGGGGTAGAGAATGGATCCGTTTCTCTCCGAAAAGAGCGTAACGATCCTGGGTTTCCCCGCGGAGACAACAGGTGTAACAGAACACTCCGTTGAAAACTCTCCCGGGATCCACGTTCCACCATCCGCCCTTGTAACACCCAGACAAGCGTGTCCGTTGGGTATATACGGATACTTTCCTCGGTTCCATGCACGGTCGACATTTCTGCCAAACTGTGCGGCGAATTGAGCCAGGTGGTCTTCATCCACATTGACTGACTCGAACCTTTCTTTTTTCCATTTTTGTACTTTCGGCTCGACCTCCCTACTTACGCAGGTTGGGCAATAACTCTTTTCAAGTTTTTGCGTTGTTTTTACCGAAAGTTCCTGAACCTCGTCGAGGTGATCGAAGCAGGACCGGATCGCGGATTTAAGATAACCGCACTGTATCCGGGAAGGGAGAGCATGTGCCCTCTTCAACCTGAATTCCTTCTCCAGGAACTTTAGACAGGTCCTCGCCTTCCTCCTAAGGCGATGAGCAAATTGACATTCCCGCTTGCTTAAGGCGGAAGGCGTACCGGGAGCAAAAGGGAGACCCCGATGTTGCCTGACGAGATTATCGTCGGGGTGATCACAGGCATCACCACCACGACGGCGCTTAAAAAGAAAAGAAACCCAAGCGCACGTGGGCCACTCGGGAACGTGAAGAACAGGACCGTTGGGGGTAACCCAACGCGATTTATTCAAGAATCCTTGCTTCATTTTCGTTTTTGCTGCGGGCTGTTGTTCGAGTTTATATCGACATCAGGAAGCCCGCCACCGGTCATTTTGTGGGCGGTGCATAAGGCGTGGATAGTAACCACCATGTCCGCGACCGTGCGTTTTCAGCAGCGACGGGTTGGATTTTCACCGGTAACCACCGAAGTGGAACTCTTTACACCGTGTCCAAACTGATCACGTCACCTCGACGCCGGCAGGATACTACTCCCACCTTTGGCCGTAAAGCCCTAACACCTTCTTTAAGCGCATTTTCACAGGCGCTACCTATAGACAGGCCGGCACTACCCGCTGCCTTGTCATATGCTCCCCCCACACGGGCCTGTAGTACCGGACTACTGGCATCATTCCAAACCCCCGGAGGGGCTCAGGCCCAGGGCTATAACACTGGTTTTGTTATAGACTTCCCTAAATTAAGATCCCGCAAGTCGATCGGACACCCGTAAAGGGGCGACAAGCCAGGTAGGGTACGCATGCCTTGGCAACCACATCCCAAAAGACGTGATGGAACGGGGGTCAAACCGTTCCGTGAGGCCAGGAGCC